GACACTTTCTTTTTTGAATTTGCGCATGACGCTAGAGATTTTTGTAGTTATTTTAAAATTAACTATTGACATTCTCTTTAGAATCAGTTATATTGATATTAACAAATGAAAAGGAATACATCATGGAAAATCTAGGTATCAACTTTGTAAATGCTAGTGAGGCAGGTCTTATTTTCACTATCAACACTGATAAAGGCGAAATTCAACGTCGTTGTGACAGTGTTGAAGATGGTCAATTTTGGGTTGGTTGCTACGGTATTGCTACAGACCTATTCCTTTCTTCTGACATGGATTTTGCCTCAGAAGAAGGATTTGCAAATGATCCAGATGCTAAAATTATGTTAAATAAAATTCTAAACTAAAGAAAAGGAAAATAACATGACTTTTACTTACTCAGATGATTGCTTCTCAGATCTTCATAAAGATGTTTATGGATTTCGTCCTCGTGGTTCTTTGATGGTTGAATGGAATGATCGTACTCCTCGCCAGAAGCAAGAGCTTTGGAACGCTCTTTGTGATGAGCTTGAGGCAAATACTAAGGCTGAGAAAGCAGCTAAAGTAGTCGCTATCGAAAAGTTCGAAGCTCGCGTTAAAGACGTGATTAGTCTCGGCGCTAATGACCGTAAAACAGCACTTAGCTGGATTATTGGTTCTGAAACCTTTTACTACGGACAAGATGTTGAGCAATTTGTATGGGAGCAAGGTATCCTATTTACTGAATACGGTAAGCAGTTAGTTCAAGATCTTTTGAAAATCGTTGAATATAAGGAATACGATTATGCTTAATAAGTAAATTAACTATTGACATTCTATATAGAATCAGTTATATTAATATTATCAAATAAGAGGAATACACACACACATGAAAATCACATCTGCAAATCGCACATCCACTTCTTACCGCTTTACTGTTAAAATGGTTAATGGACAAATCGCTCCTGAAGATAAAGAATCTGTTGAAGAAATGCGCAATATTATTAAAAACCGTAATGCGGAGCATCGTAAGTACCGCTTTTCCGCTCCACAGAAATACGTTAAATTGCAAGGCCGTGGACCGCGCCCGTCACTTCGCTATCATCAAGCATTGCCACTTGGGATGGCTACTTCTGCTGATGTTTATGTTTATAATCGATAAGATTGGGTTGTATCATGGATTGGAATGATTTTTCTGGACTAAAAGTTACACCGTGGATTGCGATTTCACAGATTCCGTCAGACGGAGCTGAAGAGTCTCGGCGCCTGTTGGTTGAAAAGTACGGTGATTCCGGTGTTTATCAAGTAGCCTTGTCGAATGATGTAGACGATATCGGATCTAAGTTTATTCATTCAAATATTGGTTACACTGGCATGTCAAAGTCTGGCATTCTAGCTCGTACCTACCCAATTCGTGCTCCTTCTGGAGAGCATGGCGCGTCTAGATATATTCGTGAGCACAACCTAGATCGTGAAAAAGATGTAAAGATACGTTACATTTACACAGATCCTGACGCTGCTCGTCCCCTAGAAAAAGAAATACAAAAACAAACCTTAGAAAACTTTGGCTATAAGTTTAAATGGAGCTCTGCATCAGCTGGAAACTCAGGCAATTCGTCACTGTCTATTGATCTAATAAAAAAGTTGACATCTGATGAAATACTTGATATAATACCAATTATTAAAGAGATAGCAGCCAAAAAGAACTATGAGGAGTTCGTAGAAAAATTAAAGGAAGTGTAATATGAAATACGATCAAGACAAACCAAAAATTCACTTAGTACCACCTGAGGCTATTATTGAAGCTGCGAAGGTGTTTGGCTTTGGCGCTGAAAAGTATGGTGAAAACAATTGGCGGCAGGATATTGATAAGTTTCCTGTCTCTCGTCATTACTCATCTATTCAACGTCATATGCTTGCATATATTTCTGGTGAAGATAACGATCCTGAGTCAGGTCTTCCACACTTATCACACGCATTAACTCAAATGATGATCCTCGTAATGACTACGATCGAAGGCGATCCAATTACTGACGATAGGTTTAAAAAATGAATAGAATTCAATCACAAAAAATTCTTGGTGACATTGCTGAAACAGTAGTATCTGACTACTTCACGATACAAGGCGACGTAGTTGAAATGTCGACAAATCCATACGACCAAGAAAAAGACATGTTTATTAATACTGTTAGGTCAGAAGTAAAGTTTGAAACACTATATCATAAACATAACTCTTTTTCTATACCTATTATGAATTTGCGTACCAATAAAATTTCAAGAAACCAACTCAACAAATGCTTGAATGTAGAGCGGCTCATTGTTGTTCAAAACCCAAGTAAAGATAAGATAGTTACATTGTGGGAAGCTGCTCCTCTTGGCGAACGTAATTTTAATCTTCATGTAAATCAGCACGATGGTAGATTGGTGGCCCTTTTTCCATTAGAAACATTTACAAAAATTGTTAACATTTGCAGCGAAACGTTGTATAATGAAATTACAAAATACAGCTTTAGCAAATATAAGGATTATGCATAATGCAAAACGTAAATGATATTCGTAGTTATTTTGTCGAAGAACTAAAAGCCGAACGCTTTACTACAGATAAGACTGGCGCTAAAACTATTGAGATGCTTGGTGCATCTTTTATTGCCGATGAACCATCTATCTTTGGTAAACCAGTTAAATCTTATATTGATGCGGAGCTTGCTTGGTACGAGTCAGGCTCTACTAACATTAATGATATTCATGGCGAAGATAAAGATCCGCCAGCTGCTTGGCTGTATGCAGCTGATGATCACGGCAACATCAATTCAAACTACGGTCACCTTGTCTTTTCTCCTAAGTATTTTAATCAATATAATAATGCTTTGCAGGAATTGGTTAACAATCCTGATAGTCGTCGTGCACAAATGATTTACAACCGCCCATCCATTTGGACTGAATTTGATGAAAACGGCAAGTCTGACTTTATCTGTACTAATGCTCAAACATTTTATATTCGTAATGGCAAACTTCATATGGTATCACAGATGAGAAGCAACGACGCAATCTTTGGTTATAAGAACGATTATGCTTGGGCTCAGTATCTAATGGATAAAATGGTTTCTGATTACAATCGCACAACACAAAATGCTTATCCTATCACTAAAGGTGATCTTATTTGGAGCGTAATGAACCTCCACGTTTATGAACGTCACTTTGGCTTGGTAGTTTAATGGCTGAGCTTATTCGTATAACTGACATTATTGAGCAGAAAGTTCGTAAAGAAAAAGAGCTCGAATTTTATGAAAAAGAACTCAAAAAACTTCAACAAAAAATGTTTTTTATTCAAAAGGATATTGATGTCACTAACACAATTATTAGAATAATTGAGAATGAAAAAGTGTTTGATATTAAAGACTCTATGGAAAAACGTATGATAGGAAATGACGATGAATGAAATTGTTAATCAAGAACCGTACGAAAACTACATGCGTCGTCGACTCCGAGAAGAAGATGACAGCCAAACTAAGTGGAATGATAGGTTCATGGATATGGCTAAAATGATTTCTACTTGGAGTAAAGACCCGTCAAGTCAAATTGGTGCTGTTGCTGTTAACGATGAACGTCGTGTTCTTGCTACTGGTTATAACGGTTTTCCAAAAGGTATTGACGATACGTGGGAACGTTTAAATAACAAAAAAGAAAAGTATTCTCGTATTGTCCATGCTGAAATGAATGCTCTTATGAACGCGTTGTATTCAGGTGTAAGTCTTAAAGATTCAACACTGTATGTCTACGGATTACCTATTTGTCCAGAGTGTACTAAGTGCGTAATACAATCCGGAGTTAAGCACGTGGTAATACCAACAGATAAAACTGATAAAGGTAATTGGCAAGAAGTATGGGAACAACAAAGTTTGCCAATGTTTAAAGAAAGCGGTGTGCAAGTTACTGTTTTGGAGGTTTAATTAATGGCAAGTAGTCTTAGCGATATATATGTTGGCGTAAAAAAGAACGCGCCTAATCGTAAGAAAAACGATTTCTACCCAACTCCTCCACTTGCTACCTACGTATTGTGCAAATATAATAGACCACCGCAAAACATTTTTGAACCATGCGCAGGAAAAGGTAACATTTCTGTTGAACTTGCTCGAAATGGTCATAATGTTCTAAGTCACGACCTGCACAAATATAAAGACTCTCTGTGTAGCATAAATACATCATACGACGCTCTTGAAACTCCAAAGCAAGACTTTGCTGAAGGTGTAGTAACGAACCCACCATATCATAAAGATTTGCCTCGCAAGCTGGCTGAAAAGTGGATTGATGAATACAGTTACACCGCAATGTTTCTTCGCTTAACGTTTCTTGAAGGAAAAAAGAGAAAAAAACTATTTACAAATAACCCGCCAAGTGATATAATATTTCTATCAGATAGAGCTAAATTTAATTCTGACCTCGTTGAACCTATCGAAAAGAAGGATCAAATTGGCGGAATGATTGCTTATATGTGGATAATATGGGATAGGCGCTTTTCTACGAAAACGCAACATACAAAAATGCAATGGGTTAATCTTGAAGATGAATACGATGGATGGAGAGAACAATATGATCAATGTAGTAATACCAGCGGCAGGTGAAGCAACACGTCTTAAACCCTTAACATCAAATTGCTCAAAGGCAATGGTGCGTGTCCATGGTAAACCTACTATTGAATATATCATCGAGTCCATTTATAAAAACACCTCTGACGTAGGTAAAATTATTATTGTTGATGGTAAGCATAATGATATACGTGAATGGGCATCTAAAAGCAAATATAATAATATCAAATGTGTAAAGCAGGGATCGTTGAACGGTCCCCGTGATGCTATAGCAGTTGGCTGTCAAGCTTTGTTGGATTGGGCAAATCCTCTTGTAGTTTGGTTAGGCGATGCCATTATCCTTGAAGAAAACATGCCACTGGGTGAAGACTTTCTTTTAACTAAAAAAGTTGAAGATCACTCTGCGTGGTGTATGTGGGATGGAGATCAGTATTATAATAAACCAAAAGAAACTGTTAAAGATGCGGTAGCACTCGTAGGTTTATATAGTTTTGCTGATGGGTTTGGGGCGGCACAGTCATTCATTAATACAAAAGAGTATGATATATCCGACTCACTTGAATTGTATGGATATAACGCCAAGTTTAACAATATAAGCACTAGGCGTTGGTACGATATTGGCGATATATCTTCATACCACAAAACTTGCGCAACTCTATTAACATTCAAAGCACGTGAATTTAATTCTTTTGAATATAAATCAGACATTAATGTTATAACAAAAATCCCATCTCACAATAATACCTTCGCAGTACGAACCATAATGAACGAAAAGAATTGGTACGAATCGCTCGATTCAGTTCAGAGTATGTTTATTCCTAAGATGCTTAAAGATGACTATGCGCTATCAATGTCATATGAGTCAGGTGTTTTGTTGTCTGATTTGTTTGCACACGAAGATATATCAAACAGCACCATAGATTATTTGATTGAAAAAGTCATTATTGCAATGCAAAATCATTTTCATAAACAACCGACACTTAAGTTTGCAGTTGACTTTCAAAATAATGCTAAAAAAATGTGGGTTGATAAAACAGCAGAACGTTTAGAATGTTCTGAAGATTATTATAATGATTTGGCAAAACGTTGTCTCGAAAAAGCAAAACCAGTTGCAGCTATGCATGGAGACTTGCATTTCGCAAACATACTATATAATCCATACAACGACAGTATTACATTGTTAGACCCTCGAGGCTCCTATGGTGATCATACAGGATGCGGCGGAGATCACTTATACGATATGTGCAAGCTATCACACGATCTTTACCACGGTTATAATGAACTAGTGACCGGGCATAAATATCCAGAGTATGTTGCAAAAAGTTTTGAAAAACTGGTTGACAAATACTATAAAGCAGAGTATAATGAAATTATTGACGGTGGTGCGTTGCTTATTGCTACTTGTATTAAACTGCATTATGACTGTACCGATAGGCAAAAACGAATGAGAGATTATGTTAATGAATACGCAAACAATAGTAATGGATCTTGATGATACAATTTGTATTCCACTTCATGGTAGAAAAAGAAGTGCAGAAAAATACGGTTTAGCAAGTCCTAAAAAAGAAATGATTAATAGTTTAAAAAAGGCAAAAGAAAAAGGCTATAGGATAGTTATTCATACTGCTCGTAGGATGGTAACTCATGACGGCGATATAAATAAAATCATCGAGGATGTCGGAAAGATTACAACTGATTGGTTGGAAAAGTACGAAGTACCTTATGACGAAATTGTATGGGGAAAACCCTACGGTGTTTATTATGTTGATGACAAGGCCATGCTTCCTGCCGATTTTATTAAATTTATAGAATGGGATTAAAATGAAAAATATTGGTTTTGCAAAAATTGGTAAATCTGTAAAATTTAGAACAAACAAGTATTCTCCAATTGGAGGAGACAACGAAGCGTCCTGTACTCTTCGTGCGCTATCAAACAATAACCCCGACAAGAATTTTTATATTGTTGGTAGATCTGACTTTGGAACTTTAAGTGATACAGAAAAAGCTGATTTGTTTCCGTATGATAACGTGATTGATGTATGGGCTGGAATTCCATTAAGCATGTCAGAAGCTTATTATAATCATATCATTACTTATTTTAAAGAAAAAAATATTACTCTTGATTTCACTGTTATGATGGTTGGTCAAATGAGTAATGTAACCATTCCTAATCGTATTCAAAAAGTTAGAGAAGGAAATGATGGCCTGTTTGCGGCCACACTTGATATGTCTAAATGGTATACAACGCCAATTGTTACATGGATAAACGAAGAAAAACCAAAATACGTTGAAATTGTTAATGATCCAAGATATACAATCAAACAACCTAGAGATTTATTTCATATGCCAATGAAATCGCTTGGACAATACGATTATGATTACGAAACTTTTGCTATTCGCAATTATGAAGATCAAGAAAGAATTACGCGTGTTGTAAAGTCTGAATATGCTGGTATGGAAACGGTTTTTTGCGGAGACTATAATTACGCTGAAAAAGTAAACACTGAGCGTGCTACAAACTTTATGGTAGTTTTAAATGAAGGTAAGCCATCACGATATAAACTACTAAAGGAATGGGTACTAGACAAATTCAATGATGTTGATGTTTATGGTAAATGGTCTGAAGTTATTGGCGATGATTCTAGATTTAAAGGATCTATGCATATTAACGAATTGCAAACCACACTGCAAGATGTTAAGTTTACGTTCATTATTCCTATTAAAGAAGGTTGGACTACGTCTAAATATATTGAAATGATTCATGCTGGTGTGATACCGTTTCTTCATCCTTCATATGATGAGCAGGGCCATTTACCAATTCCAATGTTTCTCCGCCCGAAGACTCCTTCAGAATTTTATGCGCGGATGCAGACACTTATTGAAAACGAAGAAAAGTATAAAGAAGTTTTGAAAAATCTTCGTAAGAATATTCTTAAACCGGAATATTACGATGGTACATTTATAAACAACAAGATTATGTCTTCAATAGATTCCAATTATGTTCAACCAAACGTTGGTGAATATGAAAAGAAAACTGTTGCAACACTCGAAGATTTTTTAAATAAAGGATAAAATAATGAGCGATGATATTACATGGGCTCCGTTAGTCCCTTTAATTGGCGGATCACCATTAGGAGCAGAGCGAGCTTTTGGAAAACCTCCTGAAGCAATATATTCATACGATGGATTTCAATCAAATGATAGTCATTATGTGAATTATCAAAATAACATTAAAAACCGAGGATTAGATTATCGCCTTTTAGACAATGGCCCGCCTATACATAAAGTTGATGTCGTGTCTGGTACTCCACCTTGCGCGGCTTTATCACAATTAAATACAGGAAAGACTGCAGAATCAAAAGGTGCTGGTTGTCAAAAAAATGAATGGATGTATAAGGTATTTGAAGACGGTATTGATTTGTTTGAAGCAAAAGCTGTAGTCGTTGAAAACGCCCCTGCACTTTTTACAAACAAAGGCCGTGATGTTGCTAACAATTTGTTTGACATTTGTACTAAAAGAGGTTATAGTTTAACTCTATACAAAACTTCAACCAAATATCACGGTATACCACAAGCACGCGATCGTACCTTTGCTATTGGTTGGAAATCTGAAAAGGCGCCTATTATGTCTTGGTTTAAACGAGACCGTAAAAACTTTAAAGATTATTTAGCCGCAGTAAACGAAAAAGCATTACACCAGGATTTGGTTGTTAGCAAAAAACTTGACGAAGAACCATACTTCCAATTCCTTAAATCAAAAACAAATGAAAATCCAAGAGATATTTTAATTCGTAATAAAAATATTACAGCATTTGCTTATATTCAAAGAAATGGGTTACTTGAAGAAGCAAATGAATGGTTTCACAAAGTTGGCAACGCACGTGGAATACATGTATCTTCGCACGCAATTAAAAAGTTTGCGGCAGGCAAAGGTATATGGGATAGCTCAACTCACGTGTTTGACGAATGCATGAATGCTGTAATCGGAAGGAACCTTGCAGATACAATTCATCCAATTCACGACCGTTCTTTAACTATACGTGAAGCCTTATATCTAATGGGATTCCCAGACGATTTTGAACTCGTTGGTGGCCTTGCTAAAATGAATCATATTGCACAAAATGTTCCAGTTCCTACATCATGCGATATTCATACTGAAATTGGTAAGTTTATTCGTGGCGAGTTGGATATGTCTGAAACGAACTATTTACGCCAAAATAATCACATCGAGAAAACGGAAAATGATCCGCTCGGTACATCAGACCAAGTTACATTAGAGGAATTTTTTGCATGAGTAACCATTTTATTATTGACTTCGAAACAATGGGTAAAGATGCGTCAAAATGTGCTATCGTAGATTGCTCTGTTATGGTGTTTAACTTTGATCGTTTTTCTTCAAATCCATATACCTTAAATAGTGTAAAAGAAACAAAAAAGTTTAAACTTTCGGTGGCAGACCAAGTTAAAAACTATGGGTGGGAAATTGATAAAAGCACGTTACAATTTTGGGAAGAGCAAGATGCAGATGTACGTGCAAATGTTTCACCGAAAAAATCAGATCTAACTGTAAAGGAATTTGTAAAAGGTTTTCACGAATTTTTAATTGAGTCTCCTAAAATCGATTTTTGGTGGAGTCGTTCAAATACATTTGATCCTATCATTCTTTCTCGAGCTTTTGAAGCTGAAGGCAAACTCTTACATCTCGAAGAATACCTTAAATATTGGAGAGTACGAGATACACGTACTTATATTGATGCAAAACTAAACTTTCCAAAACAAAACGGGTTTATTCCAATGACCGATGAAAATACTTGGAATAAAAACTTTAAAAAACATGATAGTGCGTGGGATATTCTTGCTGATGTACTTAGATTTCAACAAATACATCGTGCAGAAAACGATTTAGATTTACTTTAAGGAATACATTATGGATATTCAAATTACAACAGAACACTTACAGAAATATAAATTATTTGTTGGGGCCCCAATGTATGGCGGTCAGTGCGCAGGGTCGTTCTGCAAATCAACCAACGATCTTTCATCAATGTGTGCAAAATATGGAATTGAGCTTAAGTTTTATTATTTGTTTAATGAAAGCTTGGTTCAGCGCGCAAGAAATTATGTAGCAGATGAATTTCTTCGCTCGGACTGTACTCACCTAATGTTTATTGATTCGGATATTGGATTTAAGGCTAATGACGTATTAACGTTACTAGGAATTCAAACACTACATCCAGAAACCTATGACATTATGACAGGACCATATCCTAAAAAGACTATTGCGTGGGAAAAAATTAAGACTGCAGTTGAGTTGGGAAAGGCTGATGAAAATCCGTTTGACCTTGACTATTATGCTGGTGATTATGTTTTTAATATGGCGGAAGGTGTAAAATCATTTAAAATAAACGAACCTGTTGAAGTAAGCGAAGCAGGAACAGGATTTATGTTAATACCACGCGAAGTGTTAGAAAAATATTCTGAAGCGTATCCAGAACTTAAATATATCCCAGATCATATAAGAACAAAAAACTTTGATGGCACCCACGAAATTACAGCTTTTTTCGATTGTGAAATTGATCCAGATTCAAAAAGATACTTATCAGAAGATTATTTCTTTTGCAGAAATTCTACAAAAATAGGGATTAAAGTTCATATGTGTCCATGGATGGAATTGCAGCATGTAGGAAGTTACATATTTAAAGGATCTTTAGGTGCTGTGAGTACATTAGGTATGTCTCCAACAGCTTCAAAGAATTCAAACCCCAAAAATTATAAAAACAAGAAAAAAACAAAAAGGTCTTTTAGACCATAAAAGTGATTGACATTTTGAAACTATTATGTTATAATTATATTAATGACAACCAGGAGAAACTATATAATGAAACTATCTGACCGTACTCTAACTATTCTCAAAAGCTTTGCCGCAATCAATAAATCAATTATTATGAAGCAAGGTAATGTACTAAAAACTGTAACACCAGAAAAAACTCTAATTGCAATTGCTAATATTG